ATTGTGTACTTACCTCCGAAATGGTATATAGTAACTATACCGGGGTCATCCGGTGTATCTGACAGTCCCGGCTGACGACATGCAGACAGATGCACCCCAAATTAACTCGCATGTGAGGATTCTCAAATGGCTAATACCACTTTTACAGGCCCGGTCATCTCGACTAACGGTTTTCAAGGTTCTGTAACTACTACAGAAAACGTCTCTGCTACTGGCACAGCTAACGTAATCGTTATTCCTACGTCTGATCCGGGTGTTGCGGGCGCTATCTGGAATGACGGCGGTACTTTATCTGTTTCATTAGGTTAACCTTTAGACTTAACTAGAGGAGAGACCTATGTCTAGTTCAGATATTCAAACCAAACGGGTTACTGCCGGTGGTACTGGCAGCTTAGGGGTTGGCCCCGCTCGTATACGCCAAGTGCAAGTGCTAACTAGTAACGTTGGTGCGGGTCGGCTGACTATTACTGATGGTGCTGGTGGCCGTACGGTATTGGACATCGACTTTATTGCCGACGATTCGCACTCTATAAACATCCCAGACTACGGTATTCGTTGTGCAAGTGACGTAACAATCACGCTGCTGACCAATATTACTGCGATGACGGTGTTCTACAGCTAATGGCTAAGCAAGTTGACAAGAAAGCGATGGCTTGTAATAAGCCCAAGCGGACTCCATCCCACGCTAAGAAGTCCCACATTGTGAAGGCTTGTGAGAATGGGAAGGAGAAGATAATTCGTTTTGGCGAGAAAGGCGCAAGCACAGCTGGCAAACCCAAAGCGGGCGAATCTGCCAAGATGAAAGCTAAGCGCAAGTCGTTTAAGGCTCGTCACGGCAAGAACATCGCCAAGGGTAAAATGAGCGCAGCCTACTGGGCCGACAAGGTAAAATGGTAACTAAATGAAAGACTTAGAGTACTCAATGGTAGATGTTTCATTAGCCGTTCTGAGTTACTCTAAGGGACGTTGGTCACCAGAAGAAGTTTTAGAATTTGCATTTATGCTAGAGGGCTTCTACGAAGAAGAACTGGGCGAACCAAAGCCCACCCTAGTTGGCATAAAAGGCGGTAAAAACGTGAGCAAAGAACCAACTGAATGAGGTGATATTATGGCTGGTTGCGGAACTAAGCGAATGAAGAAAGGCGGCATGGCTAAAGGTATGCACAAAATGCCTGACGGCACCATGATGAAAAACTCTGAGCACAAAATGGCGAAGGGCGGCATGGCGATGGGTGCTGGTAAAGGCTACAAAGCTGGCGGCTCACTGGAAATGGTAGAAAAGGGCGGCAAGAAAGTCCCATTCTACGCTGCTGACGGTAAAGGTAAGATGGCCATGGGCGGTAAGGTCAAAGGCTACAAAGCTGGCGGCGTAACACGCGGTGATGGTGCTTGCATGAAGGGCCACACTAAAGGTCGCATGGTATGATGAAGTGCCGAGGCATGGGCAAAATGAAGCCCATTACGTTCAAGAAGGGCGGTACGGTCAAAGATGATTGTTACCGCAAGGTGAAGGCGTCGTATAAAGTCTTCCCATCTGCGTACGCCTCGGGTGCTATAGCCAAATGCCGGAAGAAGAAAGCCAGTGGCCGTTCGTAAGACGGAAAAGGGCAAAGCCCTTAAGCGCTGGTTTAAAGAGGACTGGAAAGATGTCCGTACCGGCAAAGCCTGTGGTCGTAAGGAAGGCGAGAAGCGGGGAACCCCGTACTGTAGGCCCACAAAGCGCGTCTCCAGTAAAACGCCTAAGACCTCTGGTGAAATGACAGCGGCAGAGAAGAAGTCCCGAGTAGCGCAGAAGAAGCGCCTAGGGCAACCGGCGGGAAAACCCAAGCGTGTAACACCGCTTAAAAGGAAGAAGAAATAATGGCGACTTCTGGTACTACAGCGTTCAACATGGACTTCACCGAGATTGCGGAAGAAGCGTGGGAACGTGCCGGTAGAGAAATGCGTTCTGGTTATGACCTGCGCACTGCTCGTCGTTCCATGAACCTGCTGACTATCGAGTGGCAGAACCGTGGCATTAACATGTGGACTATTGAAGAGGGCACGTTAAACCTCGCTCAAGGCACAGCCACTTACGACCTGCCAGCAGATACTATAGATTTATTAGAGCACGTAGTCCGTACGGGTAGTGGCAACATCAGCACTCAGTCTGACCTAAACATTACTCGAATCAGCGTCTCTACGTACTCCAGCATCCCTAACAAGCTAAGCCAAGGCCGCCCCATCCAGATGTACATAGACCGTGGGCAGGCTAACCCAACAGCAACAGTATGGCCGGTGCCAGATCAAGGCACGCTTGTAGCGCCTTACTACATCCTTAAGTATTGGCGTATGCGTCGTATTGAAGATGCCGGTACAGGGGTAAACACAGCAGACGTTAACTTCCGTTTCTTGCCCTGCCTCGTTGCAGGGCTTGCGTATTATATAGCGCAAAAAGACCCTGAGTTAATGCCACGTATTCCTATGCTACAGGCCGAGTACGAGCGTCAGTTTGAGTTAGCTGCGGGTGAAGATAGAGAGAAAGCCACACTTAGCTTGGTGCCGCGTATCTATGGCGTGAGGTAGACATGAGCTACAAGTATGCGTCTGGACAAAAAGCTATTGCGATCTGCGACGTATGTGGGTTTCAGTACAAGCTACGTGAACTTAAAGAGCTGATTGTTAAGGGAAATAAGACTAACATTAAGGCATGCCCTGAGTGTTGGAACCCAGATCAGCCACAGAACAAACTAGGTGAGTTTCCAGTTGAAGACCCACAAGCACTGCGAAACCCACGTCCAGACTCTGCGGAGTTAGTATCAAGTAGGGATATTCAATGGGGATGGGACCCAGTAGGACTAAACGATCCTTTTGGACTTACCCCAGACAATTTGGAAGGAAGAGGAGCCGTAGGGTCCGTAACAGTAACTACGAGCTAGGAGATCAAAATGAAAATGAAGTCAAGATCAAACGTGAAGGCCCCGAAGGTAATAGAGTTCCCTAACGAGCCTGTTATGTACAAAGTAGCTGACTGCTGCAACCAACCGCCTAAAGACATGAAGACTAGCGGTGTTAAGGTTCGTGGTGTAGGTGCAGCGACTAAAGGTACTATGGCCCGAGGCCCAATGGGTTAAGGAGTAGCAGGTGAATTACACCGAGCTGAAGACAAATATTGAGGACATCTGCGAGCAGTCGTTTACCGATGAGCAGCTTGCTATGTTTACCGATCAGGCTGAGCAGAAGATTTATAACACTGTTCAGATACCGGCTTTGCGTCGTAACCAGACTGGTAACCTGACTTCTGGAAATAAGTACTTGGTGTTCCCGACAGACTTCTTGTATTCGTTTTCTTTGGCGGTTATCGACGCTCAGGGCAACTACGAGTACCTGCTGAATAAGGATGTTAACTTCATCCGCGAGGCATATCCCGGACCTACTAGCACTGGGACGCCCAAGCATTACGGCCTTTTTGACGATACAGCGTTTATCATAGGCCCAACACCAGACGCATCATACGAGGTGGAGCTTCATTACGGCTACTACCCAGAGTCTATTGTTACTGCGGGCACTACGTGGCTTGGCGATGAGTTTGATTCTGCGCTGTTAAATGGTGCTCTGGTTGAGGCAATACGCTTCATTAAAGGTGAGCCAGATATGGTAGCTTTGTATCAAAGCATGTACGTAGACGCTATGGCGCTACTCAAAAACTTAGGGGACGGCAAGATGCGGGAAGATATGTACCGCTCTGGTCAACTCCGTATAACCCCGCGTTAATTTAAGAGGAAACACAAATGGCTATTTCAC